TGCATCTTACGGTATTCCCTTGGATAGAGTCTTCGACGAAGTCCATAAATCGAACATGGCAAAATTAGTTGACGGAAAACCTGTTCGTAGAGCAGATGGTAAAATATTAAAACCAGATGGTTGGAAACCGCCAAATATTAAATCTATTTTATGGAGTGAGTGATGGCTAAAGTAAGACGTATTGTAGCTAAAGAAAAACATAATTGCGAACATCTTCTTGGTCAATTTGTCGACGAAAGTAATTATGATATTCTAATAGAATCAGATACTGATTGTTATATGCCTCCACTCTGCGATCCTTTAGAGAAAGCAGATTGTGGTACAAAAGATTGCGAAACATGCGATAAAGGTAATGATGAATTACGTATTGCATTTAAGTTTCGAAAGAATTACTTTTCTAAAGAAGAACAAGATATGGCTTATCGCGGTTTAAGAGAAGCTGCGACGGAAAGTCAGAATCGTGGTATTGCTGCTGGCCCACGTGGACATATGTTAGCGGTTGAAGGACGTGGTGGTCGTGATTGGGTTAGTCCTTATCAGCAAGAAATTTTAGAATTTTTACAAGACGATTCTGCTGATCTTAGTGAGTTTCTTAAAGAAGAAACTTCAGTCGAAAGTATTCGTGCAAAATATGCAGATCCAAAATATAAACCAGCAGACGAAGTTCGAGGTACAGTTTGGTTGCGTTCAGAAGTAGAAAAAGTTTATCCAGAATATCATGGTTGGTTCGATAAATGGGTAGACGGTCTTTCAAATAAATCACCAGAGGAAGTTCGTAATGAAGCAAAGATGGTCGCTGAAAAGTGGGCTTCAACTACTAATTATGCTAAATCTGTTTTCTCTGGCGTGGCTGGTTGGTATGACCGCTATCCTCGGATACCTTACGGGAGACCTACAGCCTATACTGAAAAGTATCCAAAATTATTCGAATTAGCTTATCCGTTTCTTCAAACTCTTAATAAAGGATTTAGGGAATTATTACCATGGCGTTGGGCAAATCAACGTAGAGAAGCCGATAAACTTGATCCAAGATTTTTAGTTCCAGGAACAGTATTTACAACATTAACAGTAAATAAATCTTTCCGCACAGCTTGTCATACAGATGCTGGTGATCTAGAAACTGGACTAAGTAATCTATTGGTGCTTGGCACTGGAGATTATACAGGAGGGTATCTTGTTTTTCCTGAGTTTCGCATTGCTGATAATGTGCGTCCTGGAGACTTATTACTTGTTAACAACCATGAAATTATCCATGGTAATACCCCTATTGTTCTTAATCATCCTGACGATCCTAGTAGTGAAAGAATCTCTGTAGTTTGTTATTTCCGCGAGAATATGTTAGAACTTAAATCTTATGATTACGAAGTTTTAAGACGTCAGTATGTAGATGAACGTAGACTTAATAAAAACCATCGTTTATGGAAACCGTTATGGAATGGAGTTTCACCAGGAATGTGGGAAGATAAAGAATGGTATGATTATCTTCATGCTCATAAAATGTTAGATCCATATGGTAAAGCAGAACAAGCAAATCTTTTGGATTATCTTTGATGTATGGAGAAGCAACATTGATGGGGAAGTGGAAACTTCCCTTTCATATTAAATTACATTCAGAAGATAATGTAGAACTACATAAACGTTCATATATTCATTATCTTGCAGATCATCAGCCTTTAGTAGCAGCGAAAGTTGTGGCCACCGCTTGGGCTCTTGAGAAGACGTTACTCGATACAGATAAGAGTTATACGTCTCGTGAATATTTGGCTGGCGTTGGGGTTATGACTTGTATAATCACCAATATGCTGAATATTTCTAAACAGACTCTCGGAGAACTAGATGCGGAATGCGTTGAACAATTACGTTTAACAAATTGGGGAGTTCCGACAGTTGTTAATCATGAGAGCGTTATTGACGCTCTTCAAAAAGAAGATGATAGTGATATAAAGTTTTTGGACTTTCCAAATTCTAGTATCCTTCAACTTCAAAAACAATGGAAGGGATTCGAGAATGCATTTACTTCACGTCCTAAGTTTCTTATGTGGACTGACACTTCTGTTACATATCCTACGTCTTTACATGGCGAAAAATACTCCGAAATACTCGGAGTTAAAGTTACGACGAAAGAGGAATATGTAAAAGGTATATCAACTTGGCTCTATAAGAATTTTGGTTACTCTCTTATTAGAGCAGCTTTCCGGGATCGTAATGCAGTATATCTAACTTGCGCTCCTGGACAGTATGAAGTTGAAATGAAACATTTTCCTGCTAAAGGAAACGAATCTAATTTTATTATTAAAAACGATGAAACGAGATCATTAGATGAGTTCTTTTGAGCAGCAAATAGGTAGATGGTCAGAATTAAATAATCAAAAAGAAGTAAAAAATCTATTTGTCGGGTTAGATTTTCGTAAACAAATATATCGTCGTGAAGTGTTTTTACGCTTTTATGAATTTCATTTAAAATATAAAAGTCATCCTGGAGGAGTTTATTTTGCTTTTCCTTGGCTATCAAAATATAAGCGTATGAGCAAAGAAGATAAATTATGGATTGCATTTATTAATGGATGTTCTCAAAATATAGTTACGTCTTCCATGATTTACGAAAAGTTTCCATCTTTAAAAGATTTAGAAATAGAAGAACTTGATCATTGGTGGAATATAGTTCATAGTAAATTTAAAGCAGGTTCTGGTTGGGATTCTGATCGCAAGTATTTTAAAATTGGTAAAACTGGTTTTCCTGCTTGTGTAAAATCGTATAAAGATAATGTTGAAAAGTTTGGATCTCAAGAAAATTTATTTTACTCTTTATGCTACTCAGATGATAAGTATGTTAATTTTATAAGTGTATGGGATTTTGTTCGTAATAATTTTTTATCTTTTGGGCGACTATCTACTTTTTCTTACTTAGAATATCTTCGTATTCAGGGTATTAATATTGATTGTAATAGTTTATTTTTAGAAGATATGTCAGGTTCAAAATCTCATCGTAACGGTCTTTGTAAAGTCTTGGGAAGAGACGATTTAGATTGGTGGGACGCTAAAGAATCTCAAAATAAAAACTTTCCTGGATATAAACCAGAGACTATAGAATGGTTGAAAGAAGAAGGAAAAATACTTTTAGAAGAAGCGAAACAAAGAATAAATCATGAGGATGTTAGTTACTTTACGTTAGAGTCTACTTTTTGTTGTTATAAATCTTGGCATCGTCCTAATCGTCGTTATCCTAATGTCTATATGGATATGATGTATAATCGTATTAAATACGCCGAAGAAGAATGGGGAAATAAATTTCAACATTTTTGGGATATGAGACGTGAATGTTTGCCTAAGTATCTAAGGTTAGAAGATAATCCTTGGGATAAAGGACTTTGTAAGGAAAAACAGAATCATTATCTACAAACTGGTCAAGTTATTATGATGGATGAAGAATGGGACTGTTTTAAAAACGATTATCATAATGAGACTACTCTTGAAAACTTTATGGAGTGAATATGAAAATTATCGCTATTGGTGGTGAGCCAGGATCTGGTAAGTCTACTTTAATGAAAGAAATCCTTAATTATTTAGATAAGTATGTTTACCTTAAATGTTATGATTCGTTTAAGTTGGTTCCTTATATCCAATGTGGTTCTGTTTATCTTCTTGGAAAGTATGACGAGGATGAAGTATTTTCTGGAACAGATCGTATGTCAATGGCTGTTCAACCAGAAGCAATTAAATTTCTAGCAAGTTTAGATAAAGATTCAATCGTTCTTTTTGAAGGCGATCGTCTTTTTACATCTTCATTTTTAGAACATTGTGTAGAAAACTATGATACATATATTCTTTATCTCTCAACGGATAAAAGTATAAGAGAAGAAAGATATAAAGAGCGTGGAAGTAATCAAAACGAAACTTGGCTTCAAGGTCGAGAAACAAAGATTGCTAATATTCTTTCAAATATGACTTTAATGTTTAATACTGAAAAGTTTTCTAACAATAATACAAAAGAAAGAGATGTAACTGTTGATAGAATTCTAGAAATTATGGGAGAAGGGTGAACAGATGACAAAGGTAGTTGATGGTGGATTTATAATGGCTGATGGTGGAGGAACAGTTACTGGAGGTTTAGGAAGACCATATGAAACAGTTACTTTTTCAGTCGCCGAACCAAGAAAAATTCCATATAAATACTCTGAAGGTCGTATCATTAATGACCTAAGAGACTATATAGATAATACATATGGTCAACATTACAAAACAGAAGATCAGTCAGTCGAATGTTTTGATGCTTGGATAGCTCTTGGCGATTCAATGCCAACTTTCCGTAACACAGCTTTAAAATATCTTTGGCGTTATGGAAAAAAGCATGGTAATAATAAAGATGACTTGCTAAAAGCTCTTCATTATATTATACTATGTTTACATGTTGATCATTATAAGGATTCGAAATGAAAACCCTTGAAGAATATGAAGAACAGAAAAGAAATGTTAGGATAAGTCATGGTACTGGTATTCAATGTCCTGCATGCGGTGACGAATTAATCGAATCACAACCAGGAATGATTTTGACATCGTATCCTCCACGTAAAGCAGTTCATTGTCAAACATGTAATTACAAAAATACTATTACAGCATAAGAAAGGTGAATAGAGTATGGAAATTAAAATCCCAATTGAAAAGTTAAAAGAGCGTGGGCTATTCGTAGCTGCGCCAATGTATGGCGGACAGTGCGCAGGTATGTTTGCTAAGTCTTGCGCTGATCTTTCTGCTATTTGTACGCAGTATGGTATTCCCCTACAGTTTTATTATTTGTTTAACGAGTCTTTGATTACTCGTGCAAGAAATTATTGCTGTGATGAATTCATGCGTTCTCAAGCTAAACATTTAATGTTTATTGACTCTGATATCGGATTTAATCCACAGGATGTTATTGCTCTTATGGCTCTTCAGGCAAACGAGATCGAGAAGTATGATATCATTGGTGGCCCATATCCAAAGAAGTGCATTAGTTTGGAAAAGATTAAACGTGCAGTTGATAAGGGTGTTGCCGACGAAGATCCAAATGTTCTTGAAAAGTTCGTTGGTGATTATGTGTTCAATCCAAAGGGAGGTCAAACAAGTATTTCAATTTCTGAGCCAGTAGAGGTTCTCGAGATTGGCACTGGCTTCATGATGGTAACAAAAGAAGCTATGACTAAGTTTTATGATTCTTATAAAGATCAATATTCTTATAAACCAGATCATGTTCGTACTGAGCATTTTGACGGCACTAGAGAAATTCTACAGTTCTTTCAAGCAGAAATTGATCCTGTGTCTAAGCGTTATCTTTCAGAAGATTATTGGTTCTGTCAAAAGGCGCAACAAATTAATTTGCGTACATGGTTCTGTCCTTGGATGAAATTACAGCATGTCGGAACTTATATCTTTGGTGGTTCTCTTGCTGATCTTGCATCGATTGGCGCTTCGGCGACAGCTGATCCAGGAGCTCTTAAAGGTAAGAAAATGATGAAGTCCCAAAACAAAGGCAAGTGATAGGAGAAATTTATTATGAAAATTGATACAGATACAGTAAACGTACTAAAGAACTTTGCGAAGATTAATCCATCTATTGTTGTTCAGGAAGGAAATGTTCTAAAGACCATTTCGCCAACTAAGACAATAATGGCAAAGGCAAAGGTTAAGACTGAGTTTGCAAAACGTTTTGCAATTTATAATCTTGATCGTTTTATATCGATCGTAAGCACTTTTACTGATCCAGAATTCAAGTTTGGTGAAAAGTCGGTTGATATTTCTGGAGACAATCGTAAAACTCATTATGTTTATGCTGATGAGAATACTGTTACGAAGGCTCCGGAAAAGGAAATTAATCTTCCTTCTATTGATGTCACGTTTAAGTTAACAAATGATCATCTAAAGGATGTCGAAAAGGCAGCAGGTATTCTTGCGCTTCCGGAGATCGTAGTGCTTGGTGATGGAAAGAATTTATTTCTTCAAGCAGCAGACTCAAAGAATCCGACAGGTGATATTTATTCTATACAGATTGGAGAAACAGATAAAGCGTTTAAGGCGATCTTTAAGGCTGAGAATATTAAAATCATTCCAGGTGATTATGAGGTAAATATTTCGTCAAGAGGTATTTCCCATTTTGTTCATGATGAAGTAGAGTACTATATTGCAGTTGAATCAACTTCAACTTTCTAAACTTGACGGGGGACTTCGGTCCCCCACTTTTTGCTATGGAGATTTTGATGAAAAGGGTAGAAACTATTGGACGAGTTAGTAGACATGTTTCTAACAATGTAACTAGAGATGTTTTTGGAGGAAAATCTTTTAAGAAGAAACAGTGCACTTGTTGTGGGGAATGGAAACTATACAGCGATTTTTATACAAAACCAAATAAACAACATATTCATCCATCGCAGATAGTTTCAAAAGATTTAAGAGATTATTGTATAGTTTGTTATGATGAAAAGAATAAGAGTTATAATAAAGGTTCTAGACCTAGATCTACTTTTTCTACAACTCTTGAAAACTTTTTTTGTAATGAGGTTTAATAATGAACGAAGAATTTCTGTGGGTGGAGAAGTATCGCCCAAAAACTATTGAAGAAACTATTCTTCCTTGCGATTTAAAACAAACATTCCAACAGTTTGTTGATCAAAAAAATATTCCCAATCTAATTTTATCTGGTACAGCTGGTGTAGGTAAAACTACTGTAGCACGTGCTATGCTCGAACAACTTGGTTGTGATTATATTGTAATTAATGGATCTATGAATGGAAACATCGACACTCTCCGAAATGAGATACTCAATTTCGCTTCATCGGTATCTCTCTCTGGTGGACGAAAGTATGTTATCCTCGATGAGGCTGACTATCTCAATGCAAACTCTACACAACCAGCCCTACGTAACTTTATGGAAGAGTTTTCCAGAAACTGCGGCTTTATCCTTACTTGCAATTTCAAGAACCGAATTATTGAACCATTACATTCTCGGTGCTCTGTCGTAGACTTCAAGATCAGTAAGAAGGATATGGCCAAGCTCGCTATGCAGTTTATGAAGCGAGTTAACTTTATTCTTAATACAGAAAATGTTAAGTATGAA